TCTATACATTTGTTCTCTAATATTATTATTAGTTAGTTCTTTAAAGTATGTTTGATCTGTACACCAACCAAAAATAAATAAACATGCAACCATATCATCATTACATCCAGCATCTGCTTCAAAAGATGAACCCTTAACAATAAATGTAGATAGTTCGTTGATCGTGTCAAAGTCTTCTACGATAAGTTTATCATCTTCTAGTAATTGTTTTAGATTAGAACAACCAATCTTTTTAACTGCCTTGGTAGTTCGTACACCTAATTGTGCTCTACCACCAGAGAAACCACCACCAAGAACTTGACCAGCACGACCACGCATAGATGCCATAATAAGATTATCATACTCCATGTCAAACTGCATTGCGTTTGCAACCTGTTCTCCAATATCATTTACCTCAATCAAAACAAATGCAGTATTATATGCAGTTGCGACCTGATGGATTTTCTGTGGAAACAATAGTGGTTTAATTTCGTTATCTCTAAACTTTGCAACTATCCGATAAGGAACTTCTGTAACATCGAATACCACAAATGCAGAGTAGTCATTAGATACGCCTCTGGAAACATCGGCAGTCAACAGATATGTATGTTCTGGTTTAGGGTTTTCATACACATCAAGTCCAGCATTAGATTGTATTGGTGTTTTATATGCAAGAGATCGTAACTTAGATGGTGAAATAAGTGTATCAATAGAACCTAAGAACTCACATTCAAATTCTGTATTGAATTGTGATTCGCTTGTATTTGCAATTGTTTCTTTTTTCCATTTCTCATCACGGCCTGGAACTTCACTCCAATGCACTTCGATTGGAATGTATCCATTTCTTCTTTCTTCTGCATCTGTCCATATCTTATAGAACATATTCATACCATGTGGTGTAGAAACGATTATAACTTTTGTAGTTTTACCAGATGAAATCGTGGGATAAACAGAACTAAAAAATTGTTCTGCAACATTTGATGGTACATATGCAAATTCGTCTAGAAAAATAATATTATAAGAACCACCACGAACAGCAGATGCAGAGGTAGATGATGCAAGTATCTTAGAACCATTCTCTAATTCTAACGAACCTTTGTTCCAAGACATTACCCCTTGTTGTAACCATTTTGGTAAATGTTCGTATGCAAGTTGTAGTCTACCTAATAAGTCTCTTGCGGTTGCAGCCTTGTTTGCAAGGATTGCAATATTAACACTAGGATTAAACAACGCATAGTGTAAGAGATAAGATATCATCGTTGTAGATTTACCAGACTGTCTTGGTAATTTACATATAGTAAAACGATTGCTATGGAACGTGCCAACCATCTCTTTTTGAAAGTTATACATTTTAAATGGTACTAATCCCTCATCAAGAGAGACAATCTTTACATAGTTTTGTATGAAATACAGAGGGTCTTCCATACACTTTTGATATTCTATGAGTTCTTTTTTAGTCCACTCTTGTTGTACATTTGCTTTTTTGAGATTAGGATTACCTAGATAGGTTGCCTCAGACATCAGATTTGTCTTTCAACATTTTTTGCAGTTCTGCTGTTGAACCAACAAACAATGCATTAGTAACTTTACTAGGTGCATTATTAGGAACTTCTTTAAGTCTTTTCATTTTCTCTTGGAGCTCCACTAGTTTGTCTGTGACATCTGCAACTTGTTTAATACCATTAAGTGCAACTTCATATGTTCTAGGGTGTTCAGATTCCTTTGCAAGTTCTAATATACCATCAATAGCATCTTGTCCTCTTTCAATTAAATTGTAGAGGTTTTCTCTTTGATACTTGTAGTCATTGTCTATATCATCAACAGAGACTGGCCTTGTAGGTCTAATCTTTGAAGGAGTTTTTGCACTCTCTGCAATAGCCTTTTCTACAGGGTCTAGTATCCCTAGAGCTTCATCTAGAATGTGATCCATGTTACCCATGATTAACTCTTATTAACGTCAGTTCCACTCTCAGGATCAAATACTTTTGCATCTTCAAAGAATGATGAAGTTTCATTGAAACCAAAATCATCATCTGCATCAGCAGTAGCAGGACTTGGTGTAACGGTATATCTTTGTTCTCTTGTAGGAGTGACATCTGGTAGATTTGCAAATTGATCTACTTGAACTGTTTTAATAACCTTACCAGAAGTAACAGGGCCGTAAAGATAAAATTTAGTAGTAAATGACATGGTGTATATAATTGCTCTACGAGATGCAAAGTCACCCTGATAACTATCTTCGTAATCAATACTGTTTAAAACAATAGGAACATCTCTTTTGATTCCCATATCTGACATATCATTAATTGTCAATGTATAGTCTGGTTGAAAAAAAGGAACAATTTGTTCTACAATCTGCAACGCATCATCAGAGTTCTTTGCCATTGCAAATAAAGTAATATCCATATTGTATGGAACGGGCATAAACTGTGTGTCAAGTTTCTGTGCATCTGTGTTTGATGCTTTAACTTTTTTGAATTTCTGTACACGATTTAGTTTTCTTGCAGAATCATATGTTAGTGTACCAATTTCAAAACCTAGTCTTGGTAAAGTAATTGCAGTTGCACTAGTCAAAGATGGGTCTTGATCTAAACGAGTTAAAAACTTTTGTTTTGGCCCGTATGCAAGAGGTACTTTCATACTCTGTGTAACTACACCACTATTGTTCTTGCGAACAATTTGCACATTATTAAACATAGTTCCAAACGCCACTATCACGTTTCTTATTGTTTCATGGTAAAATTGTTGTCCTAACATTATCCTAAACTCCCTGCATCACCAAATGGATTCGTTTCTGAAAAATCTAATACGGAATCATCAAGTTCATCAAATAATTCATTTTGACTAGTAGTGTCTGTACTTTGATCACCTACTATATAGGACTCTTGTAAGAGGTAAGAATCTATACCAGTATCAGCTGCATTTTCTAGTAAGATGTTTGTACCAGCAGAAGTAGTCAAATCTTCTGTGATAATATTATCACCATCTGTTTCTTCAAGTAACGATCCTCTAGTAGTTGCCGTATCGTGTATTGCAATATTTTCATTGTAAGTTGTAGATTGTTCCAAAGTAAACTGGAACTCATATGTATCAAGACTTGCATCACCCTCTATTGCATCAATAGTTGTAATACCAGTATCAATTGCTTCAGAACTATACTCAAACTGTTTGCAACGTAATTTGTAAACTGGATTGTTGTCTAGTTGATAGAACGGTTCATCGTGGTCTACAAAACTAATCTCAAACATCTTTTCAAATACTGGATGATATACTAAAGAACCCTCTTTCGGTCTGTCAGCATCCGTTGTAGCAGTATCTTGTAGTATATAAAAGTTACTATCTCCCTGCACACTTGTAAGGACAGATGAATTTTCTGTTTGATCTATACTTCCAGCTTCCAGAAGAATACCACCACCAGTAGTATCTGTTCCACTTTCAATTGCAAGTTGACTATCCATTTGTTGAAACCGTTCTTTGGAAACTACGAATGTAATCTCATTACGATTTTCTAATCCAAACTGTGATATGATTTCTTTGTCTCCACCGAAACCTTCTGAGTCTTCAACATACATTTCGATTGGAGTTTGTTTAGTAAATGTAGAAAGACTATCCTCACCTAGAAGTGTATCCAACGCAACAGTATCACGATTGATATAATAAACATCGTGACCATAAATCTGTATAGCTTCTTTTACTAAATCTTGATAGAGAGATCGTTCTGTGGCAAGAGAATGTAAGTTATTCGTATGGAAAATACTGTTAACTGCCATGTTTCTATCCTACCATATAATCTATAGGTGTCTCAAATGATAACTGAATTTGTTCCTCTAGTCTTTGTAGTTCTTCTTGTGCTTGACTGAATATGGTTTCACCATTCATAGTTACGCCACCCAACATTGCGACACCACTAAATTTAGAAAGGTTTGCACCCCACTGTCTTTTAATCAAAGCTGTTGCATATCTTTTTAGATAGATATCATCATATATATCAGTAAATGAATCTGGATCAATCTTACGATAACATTCGATAATTAGAAACTCGCCTGTAGAAACATCGTTAGCCCAATCCATATCAATATACAGACGATTTTGATGTTGATTAAATCTTAAAGGTTTTTCTCCAACAAGCATATGTTCTAACATATCTAAATGTTTCATTGTCATATCATAGTGAATAATTGATGTAGAACTAAAATCATACAAATCATTCAGTCTAAGTTGATACCGAATGTCAAACATATTGTTTGTTGTTTTATCAGAAAAAGGAAAAATATTTAAAACTGATACGACTGCCTGAGGCATAGGAATAAAACCATTACCTTCACCAAAGGATGCAGTAATAGAACTATCTACTGAATCAGTTGCAGTTGTAGTTGTGTTAGTTGCAGCTCTTGTTATGTCATCTGCGGTAACTTGATATTTGAGATACATTTTCTCAATACCATCATAGTGATATTGTGCAAAGTATTGTAATGCTTCATCTAGACGATCATCTACCTGATCATCTGACACGTTAATATCAATAACACCAAAACCTAGAGCTCTTAGACAATACGTTTTTAAGGTTGCTTTTGAACTAGGTATCGCCAATTGATCATCTCCTCTTTATCATTTATAATAGTATTTATAATAATAACCTATTATAAATTATGCGTAAGGAGAATCACCTAGTACACTTGTATCCCATGCAGCCTTTAGTGCAGTAATGTTTCCAGCATTAGTAATTGCAGATGCAGCAGGCGCATCTCTTAGTGCCTTCTTTGCGTTCTTCGCAGCAGTCTGTGCATCTGAATCATCATCCTCAAGTGCCTTCATATATGCAACATCTTGTGCAGCAAGAAGTGGAGTACGAACTTCACGAATTTTATCTTTAAAAATTACTTTTGCAGCAGTTAAATCTTCTGTAATTGTTGAACCAGATAATGACCAAGCATTACGGAAATGTCGGTCAGAAGGAACAGTTGTACCTGAGGCATTTGCCTGATTGCCGTCCTTATCTGTAATAAATGTTGTCATTTGGTTTCTCCGTTTATATTTAGGTCTTCACTTATTCTCCAAGAATTTCTCCAAGTTCTTTCTTGGGGAAGTTGTGCCTTGGTACAAATTACGAACCTTGGTTTATTTAGTCTTTCATCACCAGTATCCCACACTCTTGCTGGAATATCTTTCATCACAATATATTCTATAGCCTGTTCTTCAGTCATGGCCTCAATAGGTTTCATATTGTGAAGAAGTTCTGGGCCTCTAGTATGTTCCTTAAAACCTTCTGTTGCTTCATCCTTATTCAATTCCCAATACGATTCAACTGGTGGCAATATCCCCCCATGTCTTGCACAGGCCATCCAGTTTGGGTCTGGATGACTAACCTTTGCTGGTGCATCAGGTTCTTCGGGGTCTTCCCACACTACACAATATTCAGTCTGAATTGGTTCTAAGTTTTCTTTTGCCCAACCCAATCTATTCCACAAATGAGTTCCTTGAAACTCTGGTATTTTTACCTCACCTACATTATATTTTTCTGTCATAATAAATCCTTTTTATGCTAAATCTCCATGAATAACGCAAGAGTGATCGGCATTTGCCGCACTAAAGCTGGCATTCATCATCTCTATATCAATAACAGCTGTAGTTGCATCTGCGGTTTTCAGTCGAAGCGCTGCAGTATATCCTAAGGCACACCCGCCCACACCAGATCGGGCAGTACTGATTCTAAACGTGTTAGTTACTCCGTATTTATAATCACCAGTTCCCTCATCTTCGCTACTGCTTATGTTGAATGATTGATATATGATTGCGGCCAATGTTGCAGCGACAAAAGTTTTAGCCAACCCTTGTTCTATTACAATTTGCTGGTCAAGTGTACCTCCAGTTTTCATTAATGAAGTTTCATCCATAAGAATTTCAACATTATCAAACTTTAAATCACCACCACTTAAAACAGCACTTCCATCATCAGTTGCTGGTTCAAACAAAAATTGTTCACCGACATTGGTACTACTTGCGGTTGCATCTAATAGAACAAAATCTCCAGCATCAGTTGCAGAACCATCTGATCCATCTAATATCATTCTGAACGAACCAGCCTCATCTTCCAACTTATCTTCTGGAATAGTTGCGTCTTGGATTGCTGAACCTTTTATTTTACTAATTGCCATTATGCCAAATCTCCTGCTACGCCACATCCATCAACTGTGTGACTATCTGTGAAATTGCCGTTAGATGCAGAAGTGCTACCATACATTGCAGCATATTCTATTGAACTAGATGCCTGTGTATAGAAATGATGACTTGCACCGCCTCTAGTGCTGCCAGAATTACCGTCAGCAATCATTCCATCTATAACAAAAAAGTTTGCGCTACGCATATTGTTTGTAAATGCTTGGTTTTTTCGACCAGTTGACACATCTGTAATTGTACTGCAATTAAAACTGTCCGCCGCAACAGGTGTACCGCCACCAGAATAATCTGCCCAGACTTTAAGCAACCCTTGTGCAATAATAGTTGTGACTGCACCACCTTCACTTTCCATTAATGATTTTTTATTCATTTCAAGATTTAAATCACCAACACTTAAAACAGCACTTCCATCATCAGTTCCATCTTCATATGTAAATCTTTCTCCAACATCAGTACTAGCAGCAGATGCATCCAATAAAAGATCATCACCAGCATTAGTTGCAGAACCATCTGTTCCGTTTAAGATTATTCTATCTGTTTCAATTGCAACCGTCTGAAGCGTATTTTCGCCTGGCACAAGTAGGTCAGCAAGATTTCTAGCATTACTCATAAGTTATTCCTCTCTATGCACCATCGTACTTTGTCATTTTTGGATTAGGCCAGGTCTGACTTTTTGCTGGTATACCTTGTGAAGTAAAAGATTGAGCAGTTCCATCAGAAGAACGTGAACTAAATTGTACTTGAGCTGCATCTCCACAGTTACTATGTGATTCAGACAACTTAAACGTGTTTGTTGCAGCAGAGTGTACAAAATATGTTGTATTGTTTATAAGACCACCAATGACAGCAGCAGTCTCATCATCAGAGTTTATCCCTGCATTGTAATATACTTGTTCATCATTTACAAAACCATGACCAGAAATTTTGATGGTGTTGCCTGAAGTACTAACAACACTTGAAGATGTTGCATCAATTGTTTTTGTAGTATTGGATGCACCAGCAGTTGTTTCATATACTGCTTGTAATCCAGCAATATCAGATGCATCATTGATTGCAGTTTTTAGTGATGCATAGTTTGTTCTTACGGCAGTTCTATATGCAGTAATCTCATCAGGTGTTGCGGTATTTGTTTCTGTCTTACGAACTACATACCAATCAGTTTCAGATAATGCACTAGCAGACTGTCTTTTTGCTTCTTCTACCTTTGATGTCTGTAAACCAGCAAGTGGTTTTGGGAGTAGTGCATCACCATCGGAGTTCCAACCATAATAATAAAAATTATCAAATGGTTTTGGATCATCTGTCCATTCAAGACCAGCCGCTCTCTTTTCATCATCTGTCCAAGACATCCAGTTTGTAGGATGTGTTATATTATTTTCATCTACCCAACTGCGTCCAGCCCGAATATTTCTACCACCTAATTTCCATACCATCCTATATCTCCCTAACTAAACGCCAATTGAGGTGCGCCAAGTAAAATTCTACTTGATGCAGCAACTACATACGGTACAATATCTGTCGCACTTGCAGTTGCGGT